GTGGTTCCGGGGAATGGTGACTTTCTTGAAGCCATCGCTAATGGGGGTGTCCACGCAGACAGCAAAATCGGCCCACCTTCTATTCGGAAACATCTTACGGAAAACTGCGAAATCACCGAATGCACGGATGCGGCAAGACGGTCAATTGAGGGAGCGCCGATCTATGGAGAGTAAGAGCTTCGGCTACGGCGACGGCTACGGCTACGGCTACGGCTTCGGCTACGGCGACGGCTCCGGCTCCGGCTACGGCTTCGGCTACGGCGACGGCTACGGCGACGGCGACGGCGACGGCGACGGCTCCGGCGCCGGCTACGGCTACGGCTACGGCTACGGCTACGGCGACGGCGACGGCTACGGCGACGGCGCTGGCTGAAATCATGTGGCCCCCGAGGTGAGCCGGAGCTCAAAGTAGTCGATCGAGGAGATGACCTCAAAGGCGTTCGCTGGGTCGTTGTCGGTGAAGGGGTCGACGCCGAACCAGAGGACGATCTGATGCCACTGGCCCTCGACCGTGGCGTTCAGGCTGAGCCAACCGCGCGCGTCGCCCGGGGGCGGCACGGCGTCCATGTCGAAGGACATCGTGTTCGACACGCGTGGGTCCTGGCCGGCGCGCCACTTCGTGAGGACGACGACGTTGAGGGTGACGTCGATCTCAAGGTCGTGCGCGCGCTGACGGCTCGAATAGACGGGGCGAATCGCCACGGGCCGGCTCGCGATCGCGGACTCGGACTGATCCGAGGCGATCCCGACGTAGCTCGTGACGAACTGCGGGTCTTCGAGGAGCAGGTACCCCCCCTGGTCGACGCCACCGGCGGTGCCGTACGGCCAGCCGTAGGTCAGCGAGTAAAAGTCGCCGCCGCCGCTCTGCAGGTAGGCGAAGGCATAGAGCACCCCCTGGGGGGCGTAGGCCATCCGCTGCGGGACGCCCGCGGGCTGAGACAGGCGCAGCCCGAAGCCCGGAGCGGAGATTCCCCAGTGCATTTGCCAGGGCCGCTGGCCCGTTGTCTTGTTCCAGGCGTGTGTGACGTCGGTCACCGAGAACGAGTCCGTCGCTGGCTGGAAGACGAGCTCGAGGTAGCGCTGGAAAAGGATGAACCAGTCGACGTCTGTCAAGGTACCGACCGGCCCGGCGGCGAGCTCGAGCGCCTCGCGGTTGGTGACCGACGATACTGTCGTCGAGTGGCCGCCGTCGTCGAGATCGATAGCCCGACCGTCCATGAAGCTGTTGTTGGAGTCGTCGAAGAGTTGCCCCGACGTCCACGTGAACGTCGTGGTGCCTCCGGTGACAGAGCCAACCCCCTGCATGCGGTCATGGGTCCCGGGGTAGATCCAACGCACCGTACCGCTCGAGGCGTCGTAGAAGCCCTGCGGGTAGCGGTACACGGTCTGGCTCGCGGAGAAGATCGTCTCGAGGTCGAGGGAGGCCCTAAAGCGCTCCGTCGCGCCGTAGGCGAACGCGGTCGCCGCCGCGGTGTTCTTGCCCTGGGTGAGGTCGTCCTCGGGGTAGCGGCCCATGAAGACGGCGTCGTCCTCCAGAAGTGCCGAGAGGAGCGAGGTGGAGGAGAGATCCTCGACTCCACCGCTGCCGCCGACGCGGCAGGAGTGGCCGTTCTGGTCCACCCAATAGGCCGTGTCCTCGACGACGACTATCGATTGCGGGCTCCGTGTCCCGTGCTCGGCGGAGATCAGCCGGAAGTCCGCCGGGCCTTGCTGGTAGTCGAAGCGGTAGAGGCCGTGCTCCTTCCAGATCCAGCCGAAGCCGTGCGCCGAGGTCGCGTGGCCGGTGATGATGCCGAGACCGTCGATCAGCCGGTAGTGCTCGGCAAGCTCCTCCGGATCCCACTTGTTGTCCCCCGAGGTCGTGTTCTCAGTCGAGAAGTAGCTGTAGCCGCTCTTCAGGCCTGAGAACACCACAAGGTTCTCGTCGACGAGCGCGCTCGAGCCGTAGTTGTCGCGCGACGTCGTCGAGTTGTGGGTGATGTAGGCCAGCACGATCCGGGGGCCGGCGTTCGCGATGAAGCGGCCGGAAGGCCTGTCGACGGAGCCGGAGGGGATCGCGTCGGCGAAGGCGGAGCTGCCGGTCGAGTCCCGGGCCTGGATCTGGAGGGACTCGTCGCCCGCGACGAGCACGTGCTGTCCGAAGCTCACGAACTGGTAGCCGTGCTCGACGAGCGTCTGCGAGCCCCACGGCGTGCCGGTGACGTCGAGCGTCGAGCCGATCGCGAGCGTCGAGGGTGGCGAGCCGGCCTGGAGGGTAACCCGGGTGATGCCGACGTCGCCGCCGTCGTCGCGGGCGACGTAGCACTCCCAGACGCTGCCCCACACGTGGTAGTGGCCGCCGTAGACCTGGCCGCCGAGGTTCACCGTGGGCTTCACGAAGTAGCTGTAGGGCCGCCAGCCCCCCGTCGGCCACGGCTGGAAGCCACGAACGGCGACGAGCCCCGGGTTCCCGTGCTCCATCGCCTCCGGCAGCATGGCGCCGAGCGGGATTCTCAGCTCGACGTCAGGCACCTTGACCTCCGGTATCGGACGTGGTATCGTGCTCGGCCGTTCGCGGTCGGCGATCTACCAGTTCCACGTCAACCTCCGATTCGAGAGGTTCCTCTCCGACTGCGCAGTGAGCGAGAGGAGCTGCTTCGCGGCGCTCTGGGCGTGGCCCTGGGCGTTCTGGAGATCCTTCATGTAGGTCGAGCGCATTTCGGCGCAGACCTCCTGGAGGAGGAAGTGGTAGCCCTTTTCCTCGTTGAACCAGTCGTCCGTGTAGTCATCGTCCGATCCGGTCCAGGCGCCCGCGGCCGAGACGCCGTACGAGAAGTTGTAGCTCGCGTCGTAGATGTAGTCGAAGTAGAGGATGTAGGTCGTGACGTCCGCCGCCGGGACGATGGCGACGCCCTCGTCGAGCATGGCCCACGCCTCGGGCCGGCGGTCGTTGCCGGCGTTCTCGGCACGCCGGCGTCGGTACTCCCCCGGGGAAACCCGGAGAAATTCGTAGATCGTGTCGACGTCGTCGGTTGTCGTGAGCCACGCCGTGGGGTCCCCGGAGCGAGAGAGGTAGTCGACGGGCGCTATCCAGTCCTGGGGGAGGTCGGAGCTCGTGGCCCCCTGCGCGTAGGCGTACTGCCCCACCACCAGCGGAGTGACCGTGGTCTGCTTCACGTTCCAGAACAGGTCGCGGTGCTGGTTCGCCCGGATGACGGTGCGACACGCCATCCGGAGCATGGTGGAGGTCCGCTCGGTATCAACGACGCCGAGCTCGACCGCCGCCGCCGCGCAGAGTGTCCCGAGGTCACTCATCTACGCCCCGTACGCTTCGTCGCAGAGATAGTCCAGGCGGACGCGGAGAATGCCGGCGGTGCCGGCAGTTGCTGCTCCTGCGGTTGCCGAGACCTTGAGGTCCCACCGGTTGGCGTTGGTGTTGACGAGCTTCGTGCCCAGGGCGTTCGTCAGCTCCGTGAAGAAGCTGTGCGCCTGGGCGCCGCTGTTCCCGTTGCTGATCGACGCCAGCAAGGTGTAGCTGAGAGTTCCGTCGGTAATGGTGAGCGCCAGGTCCGAGGTGGGAGCGGAGGCGTGGGTGTCGATGTCCTCGACCGCCATCCACCCCCCGGCGATCCGGGAGAGGCTTGGGACACGGGCGAGAAGCATCGTGTCGTTGATGACGGTGAGCTTCGCACCGATGTCGCCTCCGTAGGCGTCGATCAGTAGCGTCGTCGGCCCCAGCTGGTGGGCAACCGGCGGCGAGTTGTAGGAAGGTGCGGTGTAAGCGGTAGCCATCGGATTTCCTTTCTAACTCGTGTAGTGGGTGCAGACGAACTTGAAGTCGATATCGTCTGACGTCACCGGGTCGGTGTAGCGGGTCTGCACCCAACCACCTTCCCCGTAGACGTGCATGAACTTCACGGCGCCGCCGTCGCGGGTGCCCGTGATGTATTTCCACCGGTTCTCGGGGTTGAATCCCCGAGGGAAGGCCGTGGTCATGGCGTTGCAGCCGAGAATGAACGATCGCTCTACGGTCGTGACAGCGGCGTTCGTTGAGCTGTGGACACCCGGCGGCATGTCGTCCAGCACGAAAAACACGAAGTTTCGAATTGCTCCGATCGCGTTCGAGAAAAACGGGTTGTCCTGGATGTACCCACCCTGGAGCAGGGAATGCCAAATATCCGTGATCTCGCTGTTGTTCTCCATCGTCTCGGCCGTCTTGGGACCGATGAACCACGGCCAGATGGGCTTGCCACGGACTGTGATCGGCGGGCGAAGCGGGAAGCGCGCGGTTCGAATGAGCCGGCCCACGCGGTGAATAGTGGCGAGATCGAGCTCGTCGCCCGAGACCACCGCTTCGTCCGTGGCACGGACGTTCGCTGCCGTGCCACGAAAGTGGTAGTTCGAGGCCGGCGCGACGATCGTGTTGGCCCGGGTCCATATGTCGTCCTTGTCGGTTCCCGAGACGTCGATCTGGCGATTGGTGTGATCCACCCATCCGGAGCCGGCGTCGGCGGTGTAGCCCGCCATCATGGCGAGGAAGATGTAGTAGTCTCTCTTCCAGCACCACTCGGTGATGCCCTGGTGGAAATTGTCGATCACGTTGAAGGCGACGATCTTTTCTGACAACGGGCGCTCGAGCTTCCAGCCAGCTCTCCAATCGGAGATTTGGAATTCCATGCTCCCGGTGTCAAAGCCGCCTTCATGCCCTTCCATGGTTTGGCGGCCCTTGCGTCCCTCGTGGTCGAGGGACATCATCAGTGTACAGTGGACCTTGCCGCCGTCGTTCGCCTTCAGTTCCTTTCTGTTGTTAATGGCGAAGTTGTGTCCCTCGCCCCACAGACCGAACTCTTTTCTCAGCACGTAGTGCTGATCGTTCGTTATCTGTAACATGAGGGCATCGCTCCAAATCGTCGCCGTTTCGGGCGATGCCAGGTCAAAGGAACTTTGGCCCGTTGCGGTTCCCGTAGCCATCGCGTTCTCCTCGTTACGCCGCGACCTGACGCATCTGCCGCATCAGCCTTTCACGGTCTTGTTGGTTGCTCAGGTCGAACCCCTGGGCGTGTTTGATGAGAGCCTTTTGGGCATTCTCATCACCTTCAAACGTTTTGGCGACGAGGGTCTGAAGGTGCTCCCCGTCGGTTTTTGGCGAGTACGATCCTGCGGCGGAGGGTGGCGCGGCGGCGGCGCGGCGGTCAGCGAACGCCTGGCCCGCCTGCTCGGGTCCGCGAGGAGCCTGCTCCGCCGGCTCCTCGACTTCCCCGTCGTAGTAGTCGTAAGCGTGGACGTAGTTGTAGAGCGCCACGGCCGGGGATTCCCCGGTCTGCTGTTCCTGCCACGCGGCGGCCAGGGCCACCTGTCGGATCGCGCTTTCGGCTTCTTTGCCAGCCTGCTCGGGCGAGAGCCCGTGGTATTGCTGGTAGTGGCCTGTGCATTGCTGGTAGTAGGCGGACAGAGCCTGACCCAGCTCCGGGGCCTCGGCGATGCCCGCCCGGATGTTGTCGATGGCGTAGTGCTCGACGCGGGTTTCTAGCTCGGCTCGGTGGTGTTGTTCTTCCAGCTGGCGTTGCTGGTCTGCACGCTGCTCGGCCTCGCCGACAACCTTCCGGATATTCTGCTGGAGGTTCCAGTTGTAGAAGCCCTCGGGGTCCTCGTCCTTGTCCGGAACTTCCGCGCGGGCGGCCTGCTCCTGCGCTTCCCGAAGCAGCCGGGCGTCGATCTCCTGGTACCCGCGTAGCACCTCGCCCTGCTCGGACACTGCGAGGCCCACGGCCTGCATGTAGCTTTGGAGATTCGCCAGGGCCGCTTCGATTCGCTCGTCGGACTCTGGCGCTTCCGCTTCGGCTTCCGGAGCCTCCTCGACCTCCTCGGCCGGCTTGCGGGGGTGGAAGTCGAGGACCTCGCCGCCCTCTCCTTCCTCGGCGTCGTCCTCGTCGGCGAAGATGAAGCCGTACTTCGAATGGGCGTCGCGGGCCTGGTCTAGAGTCGGCGGCTTCGACCTCGAGAAACCCTGGAATTCCGGCTTCTCGGCTGGTGCGGAGGGTGCCGGGGATTCGGACGGTGCCGGGGATTCGGCCGGGCCTGAGGAACCGGTGGGAGCGGCGGGTGCGATCTCTGCCATGGTGGTCTCCTAGCTCGACAGGAGCTTTTGCGGAAGATGCGAGTATTCGAAGAACCGGAAAACATCTGTCACCGGTTCGGTTGCTCCCCGGGTGGCGGAGCGCCTTCCTGGGGCGGGGGTTGCGGTTGCGAGAGGGCCTGGATGGCTTCCCGCAGGACGTCAAAAGCCTTGGGGGAGCTGGCCGCGAGCGACGGCGGCACAAGCTCGGCAAGAAGACGCAGGTTGTAGGGCGGCGGCAGCATCTGAACCAGGGACTGCCAGAAGCCGGTCTCGTTGAGCTTCGCGAAGAGCTCGTCGCGCTCGCTCACGGTGTAGGGGCTCTCCTTAATCGCCACCTGGCGGCGAAGAGCGTGAAGCCAGAGCCGCCGGTCGAGGGGGAGGATGGGTTGGCCGTCGGCGGTGGTGAATCCGGGGCCGACGATGTCGAGCATCTCCTCGTAGCTGTAGTAGGCGTGGGCCTGGTAAACCTGGAGCTCCACCTCCTCGGCGAGAGCGATCGAGTAGGCCCGGTATCGTGAGCCCTGCTTGCCGCGGGCGTTCTGAGTCACGGACGACAAGGCCTTGAACGACGTCCGCCGGAGATCTTGAACCCCGCCTTGCTCGTAGGTGGAGAGGACTTCCTCGTTCCAGATTTTCTCAAGAATCTGAAAGACCTCCATGTAGATCGGGGAGGGCTTGGTTTGGAGGATGTCGTAGTTCTGGCCGCGGACGGGGTTCATCTGGCACTCGACCATGCCGCCGTCCTGGGTGAGCTGCTCCTGTGCCTGGGCCGGGTTTTTCAAGAGCCCCGTGATGTAGAAGAGGACGTTCTTGATGGACCGGCCGGCGCCGTCCATCAGGCCCGAAAGCGCGCGGTTCATCGCGTCCTGCTCGTCCCGCTTCGACGCGATGTAGGACCGCGGCCGGTGGCCCCGGTCGGGGTCCTTCACCATGTTGTCCGTCATGAAGAGGTAGGTGAAGCGCTGTTCCGGGATCAGCTCGGCCTGACCGACGAGCTGATTCCCCACCATGTTGGCCCTGTAATACCGCTCGCGGGAGAGGCGCTGGTACCACTGCGGCGGCGGAGGCTCGCCGGCCACCTTCAGGTAGACCTGCTCGAGAGCCTTGAAGTCGGCCACGGTGAACGTCCACCCCATCTTCGCCTTCGGCTCTTGCACGAGCTGGGAGAGCTGGGGACCGAACTGCACCAGGGTCTGAGCCACCACCTGAAGGACGAGATCCTCGTCGTGGGGCTGATCGCCGATACCCTGGACGACGGCGTCGTCGAGGGAGGCCGGCAAACGTAGGTAGATGCAGGGCTCCGTGTCCCTCCACTCGTGGGTGTAGAGGAGCACCATCTCCTGTTCTGTCAGGTAGGTCTCCTCGATCGAAAGCGGCCACGAGGGCGTTTCGCTGGCTCCCCCCGTGGCGTTCCAGACTTCGAAGAAGCCTTTCGTCTCGTCGCCGAATAGCCGCCGGAACTCATAGGCTGTGATGTAGCGGGCGTGGACGTGGCCACGGCGATCAGTGAAATTCTGCTTTCGTGTTTTCCCGTCCCAGCCCATTTCCCATGCCGGGATCGTGTCCCGGCGCTCCATCAGGAAAGGCCCGTCCTGGTACGGTGTGATCCGCTGGCACCCGATCGAGCCGATCCACATGTCGCGAAACGTGTCCTCGGTGTTCCACTCGCCGCCGCTGCGCCGCCGCTGCTCCATACAGTATTGATCAAGCGGGCCGGCGATGGGCTCCTCGTAGTTCTCGGGCGCGACCCGCGCCTGGAAGCGTTCCGTCTGAAGGCGGCCGGTGAAGGAGTCGATGGCGACCTCGGTTTTGTTCACCACCAGGGCCGGGCGTTCCTGGTCCTCACGCCAGGTGGCGATCTCCTCCGGCCACTGGTGCCCTCCGGCGTAACGGTGCATGTCCCGGGCGAAGGCCCAGTACCGTTGCCAGATCTGCCGGTTCGACTCGATGAACCGGCAGATGCGCTTCGCCACCCCGTCGCGGGAGAGCGGCTCCCGCTGGGTGACGTAGTGGCGTAGCTCTGCCATCGGGCTCGGCATCAGGCTTGACCTCCGATACCGGACGTGGTATCATGGTGTACGTAGACGACATGGAAGCTGCGTTCGGACGCATGATCATGTGTCACATGATCGCCGACACTACGGAAGAACTGCTGGCGATGGCCGACACGATCGGCGAGCGCTCCCTCGCCGTGGCGGCAGGCGCCAGAGAAATCACCCAGATGGAACTGGTGCGCATCCTTTTCGGTCGGCGCGGCAAGGAACGGCAAGCTCGATCCTCCTAGCTAGGCCGCAACGGCCTTGAGTTTCTCCTGCTCGGCGGAGAGGCTCTTGCGGCGCTCTGCGAGCGTCTGGGCCTCCTGCTCGAGCCGTTCGAGGTCGGCTTTCGCCTTGGCGGCGGCGTCGGCCTTTTCCCGGGCCTCGGCCTCGGCGGCCTCGCGCTCGGCGACGGCGTCGTACTCGTCGCGGTCGACGTGGAAGACGAGGAAGGTCTTCGTCTTGACGGTGCCGGAGAGGCTCGTCACGAACCGAGCGCTCCGGTATTTCGTCATGACGGCCTCGAAGTCGTCCTCGAGGATGTGCTCGAGACGCTTCGAGCACTCGTGGTACACGATCCGCTGCGGGTTGTACTGGGCGCCGGGATCGGCCTTCGGGGTTTTCTTCTGAGACTCGGCCATGGGGGTTTCCTCCGTTCAGCCGACGCCCATCCAAGAGCGCCGGGCGGCTTGGTATCGTGGCTGGTATCGGGCACGAAGCTGTGGGTATAGCTGTGCGAGACGCGGGCTCGCCGAAGGCCAGATGAGGGGATTCGCCCCTCGCTTCTGGCCGTGGTCCTCGAACAGGAGCGCGCCGGAGCTGATGAGGTCGTCCGTCTCGGCGATCGGGAACCTCTTGAGCTCCATGTAGAAGGCGCGGGCGAGGTCGACAAGCTCGCCGTCGCACTCGACCTCGAGCTTCTCGGGCAGGTAGAGGCGGCACTCCCTGAGGATCGGCTGCCAGGCGTCCGTCAGCCGCTGGATCCGGGTGTAGGTGCCGCGGGGACCGCTTCCCTTCTTCATCGTCTGCACGTGGATCGAGCTCACCTCGAAGCGGTGGCCCATCCGCTCCTGGGCCGCTTTGAGGTGGTAGGAGTCGCCGCCGGAGGCAACCTCCTCGATCCGGACGTCGAGCGGCTCCCAGATGGCGCGCAGCTCGATCACCTTTTCGTGCCGCTCGCCGGTGTCGAGGTGGCCTCGGTAGGCGTCGAGGAGGTAGAAATTCTTGTCGGGGCCGAGCCCCCAGACCGTGATGGCAAGGGCGTCGTTCACGGTCTTCTTGAAACCGCCGTTCGGGTCGACGCAGACGTAGACGTTCTTCCCCCACCTTTCTTCCATTGGATGGTTGGAGTAGTACCGGATGTTCTCGACGGGGAGCGTCCCGCCGAGGCCCTTGTGCGGATCCATCAGCATCTGGCAGGCGAAGTCCTTCGGCCCCATCCGCTTCAGGCGGATCTCGAGGGCCTCCTCGGACATGAAGACCGGCCGGCCGCCGATCTTCCGTCGCCGCTCGCTGTCCAGCCGGTTGCCGTCGACCGCGGGCCGGCAACGGAGACGGACGATCCCCTCCTTGACGAGCTGGACGCCAACGTCGCCGTCCTGGTACGGGGTTCCGACGTGGGTGTGCATCGAGCCGTCGGGGCGGTCGCAGCCGGAGCTGCGGTTGTAGGTAGCTCTCGCCGCCGCGATCATCTCCGGCGAGCTGACGCAGCGCTCGTCGACGACGTCGTCGTAGTAGTGGTCGTGAAAGTGCTTCCCCGTGGGGAAGGCGACGTCGGTCAAACCCCACGCCTCGAAGGATTTCTCCTTGCCCGGTGGCAGCATCGGGAGCGACAGACCGCCCTCGAGCGAGAACGTCTTCCCCGATCGGCGGATTGCGCTGCGGTCCTTCCAGAACCGGTCCGGCCAGAGCTCCTCGAGGAGCTCGTTCTCCTCGAGCTCGTCCTTCACCTCCTGGAGGTGCTCCATCGCGAGAGCCCGGGTGACCGACCAGATCACCGAGACCGACCGCGGCGCACGGATCCGGCGCCAAAAGTTGAGGCCGAAGGTGACCGTGGTCGACTTCCCGTGGCCCCGGGCCGCCATGAGCATGACGTCGTCGTGGTCGAACTGCGTCGAGCGCGCCATCTCGTAGGCGAACGGGTGCTCGATGTAGCGATCGCCGCCGGGGAAGCGCTGGTGGTCTCCTCCGGAGGCGATGAGCACGTAGCGGAGCAGGAAGTAGAGGTCGGCCTCGGCCTGCCGGCGCACCGTCTCCCGCCACGACGGGTAGTCCGAGGTGCGCAGCTCGTCGAGCGCGGCCTCGAAGTCGGCGTAGGCGTCGAGGGAGGCGAGCGGCGCCGCGACCGGCTCCATCAGGCTTGACCTCCGGTATCGGACGTGGTACGATCACGAATGCCGTTCGGCGGTTGATCTACTGCGAAAGCGGGGCACTGGCCACGAACGGCGGGCCAACCCTGGTAACGTACAAGCCAAGCGGGCGAAAGCCCGTTGCGACGTCTGACATGCCGCGAGGTGGGTCGCGCAGCGAGAGGACGTAGGGACTGGGGTGTCAGGGAACGGGTGGAAGGTGAGGGTCCCTGAATCACGACTCGTCCTCCATCCCCGGGAGCCGATCGGCGGCCTTGAGGCGCTGAACCGGCAGGTCGACCGGAGCGTAGCCCTCCTCGAGCTGCCGGGCCTTCGGAGCGTGGTGGAGGAGAGCCAGGTTGACGACGACGGGCTTCCTGTCGCCCTCCTCAGCCGCGGTTTCCCCCCACATGCCGGAGCCGTTCCGGGCGAGGAACTTCGCTCTGGCGGCCGTGGCTTTCGGGTCCGTTACGAGCGTGTTGAGCTGCGCCTGCTCGACGGGAGCGACGGCGGCGTCCTTCGCGGTTTCGAGGAGATCCTGGAGTTGCGGGTCCCCGGCGCACGCGGCCTCCAGATTCTTGACGGTGGTACCCGCCGCACGGCAATGCGCCGTGAGACCGAGGAGCGGGTCGGCGTCGAAGGAGGCGAGGACTCTTCGCGCCGTCGCCACGGTCGCCTGCCGGGGAGCGGCGATTCGAACCGGTGGCTCTGACCGCGCCCGGGCGATTCGGTTGTAGGCGATGAGGAAGATCTCGTCGGTTTTCTTCCAGTGCCGGAGCTGCCCCTGGGAGACCCCACTTCGGGCAAGGGCCAGCGACAGGCTCTCGCCGGGCTCTTCCTCCAGTCTTCTGAGCAGTTCCTGCTGACGTGTCATCGTCGAGCCTTCTTGCGAGCGAGCGCCGCTCGTTTCCGCAGGGCTTGCTGGGGTGACAGCGAGACGTCCGGCGCCGACGGAGCACGGGCCGTCGTCGGCTTCTGTGCTGCTGTGACTCGGCCCCTCTGGTTGACACGCGGAGACGCGAGCGCTCGCGGCTTCTTCGCCCCGGGCTTCGCGGCAGCTCGGCGAGCTGTGCCTTGGCCCTCGGGCTTCGTCCGGGGAGCAGAGCCTCGGGTTCCGGGCTTCGTCCGGGGAATCGTGGCTCGCGGAGCCGCCCTCAGAGAGCTTGCCGCCCGCTGCGGAGCCGCTTGTTGGGTGGACGCTCGCTGGCGGGCAATCATGGCTCTCATCCTGAGCGCCTGTTGTGGATCCATGGCCTGTTGTGCCGTCGACACGGATTGTGGGAGACCGCTCGAGCTGGCCCCGGTGGACGCCGCGAGCGATCGGGGATCGGCGGGCAGAGCTGGAGTCGCGGCCTGTCCAAGGACCCCGGCGGCGGGGTTGGCTCCGAGGTGCGGTGCCCTGGCTCCCATGGACGCGGACAACGACTGGAGGGTCGACGCTGGGTGTGCGGGCTGCGCGGGGGCCTGTGCTGGAGTGAGGGCTGGCTGCTGCGCCGCCGGCGCCGGCAGTCGAGCGCCGGCGCGCCCAAGGCTCGTGACGGCGCCGCCGAGACGGTTCTGGGCGGCGGCACGACGAGCC